CTAAGAGAAAGGCCTGTTATAAACATATCTGTTCTTTGCCCAACCCGAGCTCCACTATCAAACTCAAAGATGGTCAGGTTTTCTTTGTCTTCATGAAAGGACTCCAATACCTTAAAGAGTATCGCCTCAGAGTAAGACGCGCTCCTGCCTTCGGAGATTCCTTCGATGGTTGGTAGTACATCTGTAAAGAATTGTCCAGCAAAGTCTGGAAGCAAGTTTGTAAAAGAATCTTCTGACTTCACCTCTATAACACCAGCAACGTCACCCTCAACCACAACCTGACCAACTCCGATAAACTTTCTATCTTCTGCGCTTAAGTCTTTTGGCTTACCTGAGTTAAAGTCGGCACCTGTGATAGACCCCTTTAGTTTAATAACAAGGTTTTGTTTGGTAACGTTATCACTAATCGTACCAGAACCATCAACAGGGTGCTGACTAACTTGACTTTGGAATGTGTGTGAATAGCCAGTAACAACATCTAGATAAATAAAGTCGCCGCTTTGGCTTTTAAGTGCTATACTCATTAGTCTGCTGCTCCTTGATATTTATCTGCTGTTGCTTTCATTAGGCTTTCAGAGACTGCCTTAACTGTTTCTTCTGGGCCTGCAACCTCTTTTATTACGAAGGCACCGGGACTAAAGTTATTTGTTACGTTGCCGCCACTATACTGACTAGGAACAAGACCTCCCGGTTGTCTGAACTGACTTAAACTAGACTCTCTGGCCTGTGTGGATTCTTCTGTTGACATCATGTTTTCTAGTAGTTCGTCCACACCTAAGAAGTCTGGTATAAAGAATGCAGGACTATTTCTAATAGAGTCTACCGCACGATTCAACATAGGTTTATCGCTACCACCAGCAGTGAGATTAGAAATATAGTTAGAGTTCTTTTTTTCTTCCGCAATCTGCGCTTGTAGGTGTCTTCTTCTCTTTGGGTCTGTCTCCCCATCAAGACTTCTTTCTAGTGTTCTGACCTTAAGATTATCTCCACCAAGAATAGCTATCATTGTCTCTATAGTATTCTGGAGTGACTGTATTTTATCATTTAACCAATCAATTAACTTGAAGTCTGAGTTTTCACTAAACAGGTTAAATAGGTCTTCAACTCTTTCCACAATTGTATCTATAAGATCATAGAGAGATTCAAAAACACCCATCAAGTTATCTCTAACTTCGTCGGCAGAATCTCCGAGTAACTGACCCATCAGGCTCTCTCTGCCTGACATGAATGCAGTAAAGTCTTCTAAGCCTGCAAGGGCTAATAGGACACCTGTAGCAAAACTTGTAAAAGGAATTGCCAGTAGTGTTATTATACCACCCAAGGCAAGTATATTACCTCTTGCATACCCTGTGTGTTCAGATAACTTATCAATGCCTGTAGAGAGGTCAGCAAGCAAACCTAAGGGAACTCTTATAACAGCACCCACGTAAACCCAAGCCTCACCAAAAGCTTGAACAAGTGGTTGAGTCAGCCTAAAGAAGCTCGCCAGTGTTCTAAAGATACCCTGCTGGCCTTCTTCAAAGCCAGAGACAGAAAGTACCTTAACCATGTCATTAAATACGTTGTTAAATCTTCCCTGCTCGGCTGTAGACGCTTTAATGGCATCTTCATAAGCACCACCGGCTAGGGCTCTTTCTTCTAGGATTCTGGAAAACTCTGGCAGGTATTTCATTGCCGAGATATTCCCCGTCTCCATTAACTTGAACAATTCTTTGGTGTTATTAGCGTCACCTGTTACAGCTTCTGCCATAGCAGATATAACACCCGGCATTTTCTCAGCTAACTGAGTTTTTAATTCTTCTGCGTATACTTGTTGCTTATTAAGCATTTGCTCTACAGCTCTCATAGAGCCTTTCATATCTTCCTTTCCAAGACCCATAGTACGACCGTATCTAGAGATACCTGCGTACATATCTTGGGTTTCACCAACACCCATGCCTGCGTTAGTCGCAGAAGCAATCATTCGGATATATGGCTGACCTTGGCTTCGGTAATCTTGACCAACTTCATTAGAGAAGTTTCTAAGCCATGCAAGGCCTTCTTGACCTGCTTCTGGGCTACCAAAAACAGCTTGAGCTGCATACTGTTGACCAACCAACTCTTGGTTAATCTTGTTAAGCTGGTTGACACCGTAAGCAACACCAAGTCCCGGTATAAGGCCACGTCCAAAGTTACCTGCTGCTGCACCTGCACCTATCCCAGCACCAAGGCCTCCGCGACCACCACCATGACCTCCAAGGCCTCCTGCTGGCCCTCTAGGCGGAAGTATGTCTGAGCGTATGCGGAACCTAAGGTTATTCTCAGCATAGCGTATAGCTACCCTCATCTCCCTTAACAGAGCTTCCTTATCCACATCAAAGTGCTTTATAGACACTTCACCGATATTTAGTCCGGTTGTAGATAATTTAATTCTGGATTGCAGAGCCTTTCTGAGTCTTGCATTAAAGTTAGCATCAAAACTAAAGCGAGAAATATTTATCTTTATGTTAGATAAAGACTCCTCACTCATACGTCTTGCTCGGGCTTCCAGATAATTTAGCTGCTTATCAATTCTCTTGATGTCACCTTCTTTTATCTTAAAACCAAACGTGGCAAAAAACTCCGCCATTTGACCAGCAGCAGCCATAACTATTACCTCTTATTTTTTCTCTTTTTCCTGTTGCTTTCTACTCTCACTCATGAGTGCTCTTTGCACATCAACTATTTCTAGCATGTCGTAAAAGTCTGTCAGGCTGTAGGTGTTTTGTAATTCGTGTAGACTGCAAAGACTTGGTTCAAATAACAGTAAAGTCATTACCCTAGAGTCTTGAGAAAACTTATCTGAAATATCTTTCTCAACTTTGCTAGGGGGTTCGGAAGATTCTTTTACTCTTCTTCGGAACCTAGCATCGTAAAAACCGATCCAAAGTTAAATAGGACGATCTCCTTTAACAGAAGAAAAAGTTCCATGTACTTGCCTGCGAAGTGGTTATCAAAATTAATAGCCATGCTATCTAGAGTAGCTCCACGAGTTACCATGGCTTCTATCATCTTTTCATCAACCTTGTCGATGTTCTCTGCAAGCTTACTCATGCCAACAGATAAGGCTTCACCTTCACTAAGACCACCTGCTTTACTAATCTCTGCAATAGCTGGTAGGATTACCTGAGCTAGGGCTTTTTGATATCTAAGGCCTTCAATGGCACCAAATTGATTTAGTAGGTAGTCTTTACCACCAACTGTAACTGTTTTTTGTTCACGCATATAATATTGCCTCACACAATGTTAAAAGAATTTATTTCCGAGGTTGGATACACTGTCTGAGAAAGAACTCCCTGACAGTTTAGAATTACCGCCAACTCTGAATATATCTGTAGATAAGCAAATGATATTCCAACGTCTCATAGAAATGTTATCGGAAAAGACCAAATCGGGGTAGCTTTCAATAAAGCATTCCCTACTTACTATATTACTACTACCTAGCCCATCTGTCAAGTCTAATGTTAGCCTAGCAGAGTTAGTTCTTAAATCTTGTTCTAATATCTCAGTAAGTACATCGTTTACCAGACCAGTCTGTATAACATCTATTGTTACAGTGCAGGATGTGTCCCTGTTTCTACGCCTACTGTTAGAACCACGTATACCTTTTATTAAGGTAAAAGAAGGTGAATTTTTTTGTACAGAGATTTTGTCAAACCCTGTTATTTGATAGGTAGAAATTTCTAACCTTATCTCCGAAGGGCTGTACGTATGAACTTCAAAAGCCATTTACCTAGCCTCCTTATAAAAATGTTGATGCGGCACCAAGACTTAAGAACGCTAAGTCTCTTAGGGCCGAACTTGCATCTTCGTTGCCACCAAAGTTAGTAACACATTGAGCTGCTTGGATAACCCATATACGATCTGTGACACCATCAGAGAACTCCATATCTGGCATCTCTTTAACCCAACAGGTTGGTGCTAGAAATAAGCTAGTACCTAGGTTATCTTTTACAAACATAGGGAACTTAACGTACTGAGTTGCAGAGTCTGCGAGAACAATGCCAGTTAAGATGTCATTTGTTGGGCTAGTTGACGCAATCTTAAGTGTTATCGTGTAGGTATCATCTTTAATGAATGTTCTTGCTACCGTACCGTCTGCTGTTCTTGTTGTCTTATACGGTTGAACATCCTTACTTATTGTTAAGAACGATCCCGAGACAAACCCATCTATTTGATAGAAACCTGCAAGAAGTACGCTAACATCGGATGGGGAATAATTTCTAATTGACATAAAGTGTCTCTCCTGAAAGCAAAAAAAGGAAGGAGGGTTTTTGCCCTCCCCCCTTTAGTAGGATTGTAAGAGCTTAAATTAAACTCTCCACTTGTCCTCGACTGTTCCGCCAAGTTGCTCAAAGGAGTCTGCGTCTTCTGGGCTAAATTTGGCGTTACCACCAAATACAGCGGTAAGACGAACTGCTTGTAGCTGCCATTCACGTAGCTGCATTGTATTACCAAACGATGCGTTTGGAACAACTGCAATAAACGCTTCTTCGGCAAAGAAGATACTGCGTCCAGAGTTATCTTTAACTGTCAGAGAGAAGATTCCAGAAGAATCTCTGGATGCCGCGTCGTTAAGGTAAAGCTGGGACAGAATATCGTTACTATTGGAAGTTTGTTGCAGTGGTAGTGTTACCATTGCAGTGGTGTTTGGTTGATAGATACGTGAGTTAGTATCATCAGCACCTGTGTACAAACTAAATGTGTCGCTGTTTCTTTCTACACTCACAATGCTGTCTTCGGAAAAACCGCTGACAATGTGTGAGAAGGCACCTTGGGAAATAACAACTGTTACGTCTTGTGGGCTGAATGTAGCGGTGTATGTACTAGCCATTTACTTATTCCTTATTTGTTTATGTACTCGAAACCGTCTTTTGACTTCTTAAGAGATTTCTCGATAATGGATTTTGTTAAAGATGTTTCCCTAACTGCTTCCGCAATAGAATCAAATACAACTCCAAAGATAGATACTTTTCTGGCCCTTGGGTGGCTACCTGATACTCTCCCAGACATTCCGTTAGAAGCCCCTACATTCTTACCTTTCATGGATTTGGCTCGATTTTCTAAGTCTTTGGCTGACCTTCGTTCGGGTCTAACTTTGACTTTACTGGTCTTAGTCTTAATCTCTTTACCAAGGTTTCTATAGATTGTCGTCTTACCTTTAGCTAAGGCTCGTGCAGCAATCCTCCTGTTAGGGAACCAAAATCCAAGTACGTAGACTGAGGTATCATCTGATCGGTAGTTTATCTCTAATCCTAGATTTCCAGCTTCGCCACCTGCCGAGATGTTGTAAGCTACTCCAAGTCTTTTGTAGTGCGAGATAAACTTTATCTCCAAGTCTAGAATGTAAGAACGACCTCCTTCAACCAGAACTTCAAACTCCAGAGAGTCTTTTCCGTATTTTTCAACAGCAAGTCGAGGTATTGACGCTTGCGCCAGAGAGCCTCGGAAGTGTTGATTTTTACGCCTCTTGGGATTAACAGTGATACCTATGTAGACTCTTTTGTTAATCTTGTTAGTTATTCTGTAAAGGTATGATCGTTCTTCCATTTTAAACTCCTTATAAATCAGACACTTACGCGGCCTCTTACTTTTACAAAATGAATTGCACCTGCAAGACGAGCTTCAAAACTAATACCCTCTAGAGTACGTAGTGCTCTCAGGTTAGGATCAATGGATAGAACGTTAGGTACGGATACGGTTGGTTGCGGATTAGGAGCAAGACCACCTGTTGTAATACCTTCTGCAAGAACTCTACGAATCTCATTCTCGATAATTGTAATACCGGCTTGAGTGTAAGGAATCTTTTTAGTATTAACAAGACGGAAGAAGATGCTTTCACGCATACGAGCTTCTAGCCAGTCAACAAACACCATAACGTCGATGAACTCTCCACCAGCCATACGGCCTTCAGATGTCATTCTAACTCCACCAACTCTTTCATATGTGTTGGCATTCTTAGCTTTAATTGCACCAGACTGCGTTGAGCTCAGGCTGCTTACTGTAACGCCTGAAAGTGACTTAAACTTCCAAGTGTTTGAACCCGGTTGCTCTGGTAGTTGACTACCAATCCAAGCAGCTTCTGGATACTGTGTGTCGGCATCTGCAGAATAAAATACAAAAGTTCTTTGATACCCTAGGTCGAAGAGTTGAATTGCAATATCGTCTGTTGATGCTGCACTAGCGATCTGGGCATCAGCACTAGATGTTCCAAAGATTTTCTTACGAGCTTCTATAGAACCTGATAGAGCAAGTACGTCATCCTCTGTGTGAGTCTCTGCAACAAGGGCGTACCATTCGTTGTTGGCGATACTAACTTCATCCAAAGCATCTACCCAAGTCTCTGTGCTTGCGTTTACAACAGTGAACTGACTAGAGGCTGAAAAAGAATAACCTTCTCCGGCCACTGTAGGAGCTATTGTAAAGGAACCATCCTCGTTATCTGTGAAGTCTACACCTGTAGCATCAGAAGCGTCAAAGGCTACTAGGAGTGCTGCTACGGCTGCTGTAGCGTTAGCTTCACCAGAGATATCTGTTGTTACAACCGTACCGTTATAGTCCAGCTCAGCCGAACCCGTTACAGAGGCTAGTGTGATGGAAACGCTATCTACTGAACGCTTACCAACAACAATTTGTGGTGGTCTAATTTCTTGACCAAATAGTTTTGTTGCTGCGATGTACACATTACTTAGAGAATCAAAATCCGCGCTTACTGCCATTAGGCTAGAGTAAATACGTGCTCTTTCTGCAAATGCTGTGTGTGTCGCTAGGAACATAGGGACGTTAAAAGCTGCTCTCGATACAGCCGTAGTCTCCCTAGAAATCTGAATATCAATAATGTCTGTAAGTACAGTCATTGTCTAACTCCTTAGCTAAGGTTTAATTTATATAATGTTGCCAAAGTACGGTATCAATCGTTTCAATTGGCAGGATGGTTTCGATGGCATACGAGAAGACTACATCTAGGATAAAGTTATCCACCCAAGTTGTGTCCCTTTTTTCAGGTACTCTACGCACTTCACCTTTCCGCATAATTGCTAGACTCTCTGTACCAAAGTAAAATCTGGCAGCAGGGTTGTCAGCAACAGTTTCAAAGCTATAAGCGAGATTACCAGAATCGTTACCTACAAACATAAACCGAATAGTGACTTCATACACACTAACAGATTTAATAGTTTGGTCTGGGGAGGCAAAAGTGCTCTCGCACTCCATACCAATTTTATCTGCCTTTAGTATGTTTAAAGCACAGTAAGAACCTTTAGGCTCTTGACCCCCCTGATGAGAGTGTATTAACTTTACATCTGGAAGTAACTTTTTGCAGGAAGTGTAGACAGCTTGTTTTACAGAATCATAAATATTCATGTAGCTGCCTCGTTTATCTTCTCTTTCATTACGGCAATAGCTTTATAGTGGTTAAGGATACCCATACTATAGTTAAGAACTTTCATAACTCTAAAGGTATCTCCCTCCCAATCAAACTCGTCTGCGCCGTTCTCATTCTCTTCCTCACCCATGATTACATCCGGTGAATAAAC